TGTGTCATTTTGCCAATTTTGTTGACCGCCATATACCAGTACTCTGTAAGAATACCAAACCAAGTTTTGTTGTATCAATCAGAGAATGGTTAAATCATATGATTGGTGCTAAGCGTAAAGCACACTTAAGAACTATGGATGCTGTTGCTACGCATAATGAGCTCACGTACAATGATTTGGAGATAGACTCCTTTGGTAAACGTGAGGTATTTTTAAAACCTGATTTTGTGCAACGACTTGTTTCGGCTACAAAACAGGCTTTGAATTTATTTGTTGGACCAATCATATATAGTTCATCACTATTTTTAAAATCAGTTATGGGTGTTGAACAGCAGGCAACGTATTACGCTGGTTTAAATCGTGTCTCAGGTGGGTCGTGGTTGACCCGCACTAAAGATTTAATGACACATCCAAACTATTATGTTTGTGATTATAAGCGCTATGATGGGCACTTTTATAATACGTTGTTGTGGATTGAAGCCAAATTTTATAAATACTGCTATCCAACATTAGATATTGACGTTGTATTATGTCAGCAGTATTATACACATGGTAGAGCTGCTTATACATCAGATGTAATGTATGCATTTAAGTGGCTACCTGTGTTTTTAAAATCTTTGTATGCACGTATCTATTATTTGATACTTTCAGTTGCTATACTGATTTTTGGCCACCAATTTGCTGCCTATTTTAAACGTCACTGTGATCGTGGTAACCTAAAGTTTAGTTATCATGGGAGGAGACACAGTGGTTCACAAAATACTTCCGTTGGTAATACTTTTGTCAATGTAATGTTGACGTGGTATTGTATGAGCAAGCAGTTTAACATCTTTGCTAAGGCCAATCTTTTTCGTATGATTGTTATGGGAGATGATTCTGTACTTGCGTTAGATGGAATATCGCTGGACATTGAGCGATATAAAGCTGACATGTTGAGTTTAGGAATTGAACTCACTATAACTTGCGTTGAAGAACATGGTATTAATTTCTGTTCTTCATTCTTTTTACCATGCATGGTAGCTGGTAAGCCAGGTTTTGTATTGCAACAGAACTTGTGGCGTAATTTATGCAAGTCGTATGTCAGCACTCATCAGTATAATAGTAAACAAGTTAAAGCTTGGTTACAGCAGGTTTCGTTAGCATATCTAACTGATTATCGTGCTGTACCTTTTATGCATGCCTTTCATAAACTAATTTATGACCAGAATCGGGTCAATTATAGCGTGCGTATACTTGATGAGTGGCAAGATAAACCTACCACCAATGGAACTAGCATATGTCAAACAGCAGATACTAATGCTTGTTTAAATGCTAGATACAATCTGGACGTTGATGCTCAAAATAGATTAATCAGAATGTTGAGCACCAATCAAGTTGATTGGAATGATGAGTTGTTTACTCGCATTAAAGAAGGTGATGAGCCAACTGAATTTAAATCAGGTTACACCTATGCGGGTTTTCGTCATCCACCATTATTACAACCATGTACATTTTCACGTGTATGTGACCCACAAGTGTATTCAACCCTTAGTGCTGTAATGCCTGGTGTTAATGATATACTTGTTGACACTACACATATTAAACAAACAGGTCGTTTGTTAAGTGGTTTACCTGCTTTTAAACCACCCATTACTGGTAGGCAAAGCCCGAAGCAGGTAGGTGGATTGATAGATCCTAAAACTATTATTGCGTCCGTACCTATTTCATCTACAATTGTGATTGAGAAAGGTAATTTGTTGTGTGAACCTGTTTCATTAGATTATGTTGCGGGTGAGTGGAAGAAGCGTGAGGAACATGCCGTCGCGTCGTGCAATGCGAAGAGCTCGTCGTCGAGCCCGCTTGCAAAACATTAATCCTAATCGTCAGTTAATACCTGTTATGCGACCTAGGTTGCGTAGACCTAGGCGTTTAGGTGTTAACTTATCGGATAATGTATTGGGCCGTGCACCAGCACGTTTGGTTAATACCTTGTCCAGTGTTATATCTGGTTCAGGAGCTTATGCCGTTAAAGGCAATACACTGTTAGACGTATCAGGTAACC